TAGTCATGGCACTGTGTAACCTTGGCTGACGAAAATAATGCCCTCTAAGTAATACTCTCGTATTCCTCCAGAGTCTTCCAAAAGCACGTCATATCGCAACTCATTAGGGAACGAAGCCGTTTGCGTGTCAGTCACGCTTAACGTAATCTTGCCTTCAGATCGATTGACGTACGTAATCGAAAAATCGGCTGATTTCGTGGTGCGGTCTTCGTTCCAAGCCTGGGCGTAAACGGTATAACCCGTCAGGTCGATAGCAGCATCACTACCGTCCTTAAACTGCAAGTCAAGCGAAAAATCAGCCCGACGCTGCAGCGTGAAGTCATACGTGCCAGGTTGAACGGCCATAAGTAGGTTACGTCAAAGGAATTGTACTCAGGCCGCTTCAAGGGCGGCAACCTTGGTCTCAAGCGTCTCAATCTTGGCGATTGCTTCTTGTAAAGCCGCAGTCAGAAGCGGAACAAGCTTTCCCTGATCAATGCCCTGCATCACGGCATTGCCGTCATCGTCAACTTCGTTATGCGTTCCAGTAACTGCCTCAGGAACTACGGCCTGCGCTTCATGCGCTAGGAAGCCATCGACTGTTGTTTCCGGTGCAACAATAAAATTAAATCGCTTGGGCAGCAGCTGTTTTACACGAGTAATTCCATCGGTAAGCGCGGCAACGTTCTCCTTGAGTCGATAATCCGATGAAGTGTTATAGGCCGTAGAAGAGCTTGTGACAGAAATACTGCCAACTTGCGTTCCAGAACGTTGAAAAGAGTAAAGTTGACCGTCTGAATTTCTGTTTGCGTGGATCGCGACGTTGGCTTGACGGGAAATAATTAGCGATGCCCCATCATTGCTTGCTTGAAATGTGCATCCAACGGTTGTGTTGTTGAATCCAGGGCTTGTAGACCCGTAGTCTCCGATAAAAAAATGCCCGTTGCTATCAACGCGAAAACGTTCTGAACCACCTGTAGAAATGCTGATTTGGTCAGCAGAACCACTAAAAATGCCGGTGTTTGTATCGTCTGCAAAACTCAGACCAGGACTGGAAGCACTGCCATCCTGAAGTAGCACCGTTCCATCTAGCTTTTGCATGGTGACCCATGCACTGTTTCCGCTGTTCCTCATCTTCAGCAAGCCAGAGCCTGAATCTGCCCACCACTGATACGCATAGGTGGTTGAGGGCGCTGAACTACCGCTGTTATTGCTAACAACCGCCGCCAAAGCGTTATTGAGATCGCTACGCACAGCCGCCCCAGTGCCGTTAGCGATCACATAGTCGTGAGTAGCCATTCTTAGCCCAAAAGGAACATCATCACTTTATTTTATACGGCTTTGCCATAGCCCACCGCTGCATAGGTGAAGTTGCGATCTACGTTTGAATCGCTCGAATCCAAAATGTCCACATCAAATCCGGTGGCGCTGACGTTGCTCACGTTTAACCTTTCGCCATTGCCGAGATTGTGAACAGTAACCGCAACGCTTGGTAGATGCGTGTTTTCGCCTCCAGTAGCTGAGTTACCCGTGAAGAACCCTTTTCCAAAAGCAACACTTTTCGTGCTCGTACCAGAAGCAATAACCCCATCACTGTTTTCTTGTCTTTGCTGGAACAAGGCTCTGTAACCCAACTGGCTGACCAAAATGTTCTGAGCTGCATCAGCAGTTGTTAGCTCAGCCTTGAATTGGAAGGCTCTGCCTTGGAACGTTCCAGAAACAACCTCCTGCCATGCTCCATACGTTGCGGAGGGGCTTGGCGCGTCTGAACTGCTTCTCAGATAAAGCTTTGCGTTGACTGCATCTGCGTCTCCGCCGTCAAAATCAGTCCAGGAGTCAACTAACGCGGTACGAGAATCAACTAAGTCATCTGGGAAAAAAGCTGCTGTTGCAAGATGCCGCTCAATATGAACCCCATAATTCCCGCCTAAATCTAGTGTCCGTGAAAACTCATACTCCCCAGAGACCTCAAGGGCTCCTGCTATGACAAAAGAGCTAATTGAATCAAAGCTTGAAACAGCATCAATCTTGCTGTCGCTATCAAGAATCAAAGCTTGCAGCGTGTCATCACGAAAACATTTGTCGTAGTTTCCTTGGAACTTGGGAGTATCGGCATCCTCTCTACGAGTTTCAATAACTAAACGCTGAAATGTCTCAGGCAGTTGAACAAGCACGCTTGTCGCGTTTACGCTTTTGTTTCCAAGGTCGTCTTCAAACTTCGTGAATATCTCTCCAGCAATTAACGGAACAATTGCTTCAGTTGAGTTGCCTGGCACGGCAACAATTAGATCTGTTGAGTTAGGCCAAGTAGCCGACCCATCAGTCAAATTACTGTGTTTAATGTGGACTAGCCCGTTGACCTTTACATCAACATCAACTGTTTTATCCCAACGGAGTCGTGCGCTGTTGGAACTAATCGGTTCAATCGACAGGTTCTGCACGTCTGCTGGAGGTGCTGTTTTTCCCGTCAGCTGGAACGTTGCAGAAGCAACTGAGCTTTGCCTTTTGTAGAAGTTTCTTGCTACAACCTGAACCTCTAGCACGCCAGCTCGTAATGCTGTAAGCGTGATTGAAGGATCAGGGGTGGTTACAGATAGAGCGTTGTCGTCATCTAATTTATACTTGACGACAAAATCTTGCAAAAATTTTCTGTCGTGTACCCAGCTCAACGAAAAGCCGGTGTGGACTGTCTGGCCTTCTTGATATAGATACTCCTGCCCGTCTAGACCTTCAACAGCATTAGGCTGCTCATTCAAATTACTAACATCTCTTTGAGTCAGATTCAAATCACGCTCAACAGCAGCATAGATGCTTTCGTTGTACTTAATCGCAGTAACACCAAGCGTTCCATCCTCAGCATCAGCAACGCTAACAACGCGAAACTGCTGTGACTGAATGTCACTTGTTTGAATTAACCAAGGCGCGTTACTTGCTGGAGCCTCGCTAAACGCTGAAGAAACACTTACTGCTCTTCCGCTGATGCTGCTAATGCTGCGCGTTTCAACTAAGCCTGTCGGCAAGATGACAGACAAAGTAGGGCTGTTGCTCATGTTTACCGAGAGGTTGCTACTGCTGTCTACCGTCACAACAGTTGTCGAAGACGAAGAGACCCGACCATTCCTTCTCGTTCCACCGCGTAGTGGATCTGCAATGTCAACAACCATCCCAGGGCGAAGAGCAATGCCTGAATCAAGGCCAACCCCAAAGCTGCAGGTTTCATGCAAGTCTTGCTCGCTCAATAAGGACCATTTGCCAATTCGATTTGCTTGCCCTTGCGAATAGCAGCCAACAGCCTTGATGTCTTTGTTATTTATGCCGTACTTAGCAACTGCGTCAGCATCTTCAACGTACTCAAAAGCAACCTCTCCCAGATCGTCGTAATTTTGATACGCAACAGTCGCAGTAGTGTGACGACTATTTAGCGACGAGCCAGAGTAAGAGAACACTCCATCTATTACGTTGGCAGGACCTAAAGCATATTGCGCGTCTGAAGGTTTATCCTGCTGCAGGACAAAAGATCCTGCGCCGTAGTACGAAATGCCACGGAAGATACTGGTCATTTCTTGTATTACGTTATGAACCTCTTTTCGCTGATTGATCAATAAATTACAGCTAAACCTAGTCTCTAATTCCCCTTTTCCGTTAGACACAAGCTCGTTGCAATACTGGCTAATTGAAAAGAAGTCATACTGATCCAGCGAAGCTTCAGGGATGCCGCATCCATATCTTTCATTAGTCAGTAAGTCCCACAAACACCAGGCTGGATCACAAGTCCACTCAGGGATAGCCTTAAACTCGCCGTTCCAGACGCCTGAATACGTTATGCGTCCGGGGTAAGTAACAGTGTCTACCGTAGCATTGCTTGGGATATATACTTTGATTCCACGGATGAGATACTTGCGCCTTGGGATGCCGCTAAACTGACTTGAATCAATACGCAACCCGACTAAAGCACTATTAGGATATTTAAGCTTTGCATCAATTATTTCCGTATAACCTTGCCAGACAGTGTCGTTTTCAAGTCTTGAGCTATCAGAGTCAGCTGTATTGCGAACAACTTTTATGTCAACCGGGAATTGACCTGAAAGAGTTAGCAAGTAATCGCGCTGATAATTTGAACTGCTTTTCCCTGATATATCGTCTGTTCGGACAGTGCTATATCCTCCTCCGTTGTATTGAACTTGAATAGATAAACTAACGGACGTTCCAACAATATCTCCGTCGTCCTCTACTTTGCGAAGAGATGGGATGCTGATTGAAATTCGCACGCGATCGACATTAGAGTCAGTAATGCTTCGTACGACAGGGGTTCCGTTTTCTACTTGAATGTTTACAGGAATTTCGGCTTCAACGTTGCCGAAAACTCCAGGAATATAATGCTGAATTTGAGTTCCCGTTCTTGGGTAAGCTTTGACCCCTTGGAAATTTAACGTGCCGTCGGCTGCCTGCAACGGTGTGTCATCCAGAAAAATACTTTTCTCACCCTCCTCAAGCCCTTGGATTTCTCCCTCACTTAGCAGGTCTAAAACATTGGCAAACTGATTCGACTGGAGGGTGTCGTCAGCTTCAGATGGGGTGTTACCGCCCCCACCTTTTCCGCCACTGCCACCGCCTGCGCCTGCAATGTACTTAAGTGTTGTCATAATTAAACCTGATCAATGTCAAGTCCAGCAGAAATCACCACTGATCCAACAAACAACCGCCCATAGGCTATTGGCACTGGGACGCCTTGACGCGTTGTTTGGGTGATTCCACTAAAGCTGTTTGATTCAAGCCTAGACGCCTCGCGGGGTGGCTTTGGCGAAGGTGAAATTATTTGAGCAATGCCTCCCAACATAAGAGCAATGCCGATATTGCCAGCAGTCGCAGCAAGTGCGCTCGCTGTTGCAAATCCTGGAGCAATCACACCAACGGCCCCTGAAGCAGCCACACCTGTTGTAGTAAAACCACCTGCGCTAAGAGCAAATCCAGCACCAGGAAACAATATCGCAGTCGTAACCAATGCCGCACCAAACAGCAGCGTGCCCTTGCCTCTTCTACTGGCACCAGTCATAACAGGCACAATGCTGAACACCTCGCGTTCGCTCCAAGGAGCAAACAAGCCAGACACATCATCGTTGTGTATTTTTTGTTTGCCGACTGTTACTCGATAGGCGATACCATTTTTTTCACTGTCAAGCAACCATTGCTGAAGCTTGGGGAAATTAACCAGCAACGCACGCATAGCCTGAGCAGGGGTGCCCGCCACAAACTCGAACCGACTCTTGCCGAGCAGTTCGCGCAAAGTGCCGTAGACCTTAACGACTTTCATGCCTCAAGGCGCAAGCGGTGTTCTTCAAATAATACCCGCCGTAAACGTCCTTGCTAGACAGCCGACCCTGCACATGGTGCAGCACAACCTGCTCTCCTAAGTAAATTGCGGCGTGATTAGGCACTGAAGAAGCTAACTGCATAAGCAATATGTCACCACGTTTTACCTCTATGACCGGAATCTCTATAAATCCCTCTTTCCTAAAATTTTCTAAATACAAATTTTCTCCTTTGTTCCACCACTGATCACGCCTGAAATAATTTCCTAACTGTATGCTTAACTCGCGTTTGTACCAATCACGCACCAGGGAATAGCAATCCACAACGCCGTGAGAAAACTCACGCCCCACATATGGAAGTTGAAACCCTTCTGGCTCGCAGTATCCCCAGTTTCCAGTAGTTGGATTGACAATGTGCCAAGGCAAACCACTTTGCTCACAAGCAACACGATCAGCAGGCGAAGGATTGTGGTTAGTAAAAGGATGGCTGTGTACTACCCCTACGATTTCACCCTTGTCCTCTACAGCCGCGTAATCAGCTGGATCGAGAACAAAATGCTCATCAGGTGTATCGGCAAGATTTTTGCAACGAAAATACCTACGCCTTCCTTTAACGATCGCAACTAAACCACAACACTCTTTAGGACTTGTCTCAACCGCATGAGCCAAAATTTGTTCAGCAACGGATGAAGGCAAGGTCATGAAGTAAGTCCTGCTCCAGGGAATGACCCAAAGGGTAGTTCATTATTTTCGCCAAAACGCGCTTTGCAACTACTCAAACGTTTACCACATGCGTCTTCCGCCTCAGTATTAACACTGTTGTTATTAACGTCAAAATAGCTGCTGCCTGCATAACTGCACTCAGGGCTACGATACTTCCACTGACAAATGTTTGCTACAACCTGACGGTTAGGCAACTCCTTGCCCTGCAAGTCCAACTCGCTTGCAAGCTCAAAAACAACGACATTACGAGACTCAGTTGCTTTGCGATCAACGTACCATTCTTCTACGGGAAACGTTGCATATGGATCTGCAGCAGGCTCTCCGTCTAAAAACTTCTTGAGTGTTCTGATCCTTTTAACCTTTGCACCAGTCAAGTCATTGCCAGCGTTTACGTCGTTTACTCCAAGAAGCAATGCTGTAATTGTTCCATCTAAGTTTGCAACCGATAAGGTTGGTCTCGGCAAGGACCCCGCATTTGTGTACTCAAAACCGTCTGCCTTCACTGGAATACGCGTGTACGCGTTGCCGTTCCACGTGATGTTCCCCGTTACGTTTGCATTTGACCCTGCGTGCCAGCGCAATATGTCTGAGCTTCCGTGTAATGCGCTGTCATAGTGCAGCTCAAACAGTTCAATAATTGTTCCTGGATCTAATGCTGAAACATCGGCATAAACCGAGCTAATAGCAGCCCAAACAACACTGTTGTCTGTAATTGTGCTCCCAATATCTGTAGGCCATTTAGGCTCAGAACTTCCAGACGTTCCAGCAGTCGTACACTTAAATACAAGGCCGCTGTTTTGCGTGGTGGTGGCACGTCGTACGTCACCAACAGAAAATGAAGTGCTAGCAGCCCAAGCGGTATAAGCCATCAGGGTTCAAAGACTTCGCGAAACGTTGCCTGAATGCTGGCACGGTTTAGATAGGGAATTGACTTGCTCCACTCTTCACAAACAAATTTGGAGCTGCTGCTTTCTCCTGGCGGCGTAAAATCAAAGCTTGCGTTGTCTGCTGCCCTAGCGTCTAAAAATGTCTCAATTGTGTCTGAGTCAGTTTCAGACACATTAAAAGTGAGACTAAAGATCTTCGGGTTTTGGTTAAGCCCTAGGCTTGTGCGTTGCTCGTAACCATCACCGAAACGCACCGTGCGGGTTACTGGTGCGCTTGACTTTTGGACGCCATAAGCTGGATTTGGCGCGGCTGGTGTTGTTGTGGGGTTTGGGAAAATAGCCATTAGCTTGCGAGTAATCCTCCAGGGCGTTTCTGTTTGATCAGCTCTGCCTGAACAGCAGCGCCAAGCATCTTGCCAAGTTGACTTGCTTGAGCAGAATCGCCCTCAACATTAGAGCCAGAGGCATCGACGTTCACAACAATGTTAGAGCCGCCTAGGGCGCTGTTTGGGGTGATGCTGCCTGTCCTTCCTGGCGTAAATAGTTCGGGACCACGTTCGCCAACTAGATGAGCGCGGCCAGGCTTGACCGTGCCTCCGTTTGCTCTCGAAGGCCCAAACAACATACCAAGAAAGCCTCCACCGCTGCCAAGCCCCGCAAAGGCTGCGTTAAAAGCAAAGTCCATCAACTTGCTAATCAAATCATCAAGAATCCCTTTTGCAGCTTCTGCAAGAGACATTGTTCCATCAATGGCCCCTTTGATTGCGTTGGTTACGCCGTTTTTAATAATGTCACCGACTTCTCTGTATTTACCTTTTAGATCATCAACTCTTTTTTGCTCTTCATCTTGCGCTTTTTTAGCAGCATCCGCTGCATCTTTTTGTTCTTGCTTCAGTCGCTTAGTTTCGTCAATGCGGGCGTGTAACTCAAGAAGTTTTCTCATTTCCAAATCGAGTTGTTCTCGTGAAAGCACCTTTCCTTTTTCTTCTAGTTTTCTTATTTCAATCTGACGCTGAAACTGTGTGCGCTCTTCCTCGTTCAAAGCAGATGCGAGCAGCGTTTTATCTTCCAAGTTTCTAACACTTTTTTTGTGTGCCTCTGCAATTTTCTTAAGCCGTTCTGCTTCCTTGTCCTGGTCTTCTTTTTTCTTCGATTTGCTCCCTTTGCCCAGTGCTCCGCCTGTAGGCGTAACTGTATTTGTATCAGCCAAATCGCTTGCGGCTTGACCTTGCTGATTGCCTTTGCTTGTGTCAGGGCCAAACGCAGCAGTAATTTCTGCCGGCACACTGACAACTAGATCTTTGATTCCTCTCATTGCATTGCCAATTGCCCCAGCAATGTCACCAGCAAGATCGCCAACGCCACCCAGCGCATTCTTTAGCCAATCGGGCAGCCCTTCAATAAACTTGTTAATTATGCCAATCAAACCTTTGAACAGTCCACCAAAAAATTGTGTGACTCTTTCTGCTGTTTCTTGTGCGCTATTTGTAAATCCTCCAAAAAATCCACCAGCGAATCCGCCAATACGCTGAAATATGCCTTGCATAAATTTTACCAACTTAGTAAAAATTGAACTGGCTTTTTTTGCAGGACTTGTTAGTGCAGTGGTAATAAAGTTCCTGAACTTTGCAAATTTTTCAATTCCTGTCTTAATAAAATTAGTCACTGTGTTGACAATGCGATCTTTCAAATCTGTAAACTTTTGCCTTCCTGTGTTAACAATTCTAGAGAAAAAACCTATAACTCTTTCTGCGAGTTTTTTGTATGCCCCAATAACTTCTTGCGCAAGTTTAATGTAAATTGCCAACAACCCGCCTACAATTTTGCCCACAACTTTTCCAAAATTAATAAAAATTTTAATGCCTTTGTTTATTCCTTTGACTATGTTTTGAAAACCTTGCTCGAGCGCAAATGCAGCGTCCTTTGCGTCTGCCCCAAACGCTTTTAATATGGCTGCGCCTATCTCCTTAAATATGTTATTAAAAAATCTAGTTGGAGCTAACAAAAAATTAAAAGCAACGCCTAATGCTTCGACGGTTACAGCCGCTACTTTGAAAGTTTCTTTAATAATAATCCCTAGCTCTGATTGATCAGAAAACAAATTTTGGAAGGCAGTGGTGAGACGCTTTAACTGCCCATCAATAGTGTCTGACGCAGTAAAAGCTGCCGCTGCCGCTGCACCTTGTGAGTTTTTTTGATTTTCTAATAGTTGATTATATTTTTCTGTATTGCCTAACAAGGTAATGATTGCCTGGCCTCCTTCAATGCCAAATGCTTTGATAATTTCCCCAGTGTCAGCCCCAGTGCTTTTGATTTTTTCAAGCGTGCCAGCTAACCCATCACTTTTAAGTGTGGCTGCGTTAATTTCAACACCAAATTTCTCAAACTCTTTGCCTACTTTGCCCCCAGCAATTTGAGCAAACGCATTCTTGAGTGACGTAAATGTAACTTCTGCTTTTTCGCCCCCTCCTGTAATTTGCGCCACAGCAGCGTTTACCTCTTCAAGCGGCACGCCCAGTGCGGACGCAATTGGAGCCACTTTGGCAATGTTGGCGGCATATTCCCCAATAACAATCTTGCCGTCATTTTGGGTTTGAATGAACCCATCAACCAATTTGGCCGCCTTGTCTGCCTCTAAGCCATAAGCGTTTAAGACAGACGTTGTTGCATCGCCAACAGTGTTGATGTCAGAAAAGCCGCCAGTGGCACCTTGGCTGGCCGCTTTCAAAATCTTCGATGCGTCCGCTGCATTGTTGAAACCTGCAGAAGCCACGTCGTAAGCAGCACCAGTCAGATCTAAAACGCTCGCCTGGCCAGACAACTCACCGCTTACTTCTTTAAGTCGAGCCGTCAGCTCCTTGCTGTTAACGCCTAAGGATCGCACCTTGGCTTCTGCAAAATCTTGCTGACGCAGAACATTGAACACCTGACCCAGGCTTGCAGCAGCAGCCACGGCGGCAGTAAGCGGCCCCAATGCCGTGCTCAACGCAGCACCTAAACCACGAGCGCCAACAGCAGCCGCCTGCGCCCCACTGCTGAAAGCCTTAAATCCAGCCCCTGCAACTTTTGTAGAACCACCTGCGCCCTTTACCGCGGTCTCAAGCTTTTGCACCTGCTGCTTCAGGCGATTTATCTTGGCGTTTGCGTCTTTAGTTTCAACCCTAAACCTGAGGACGGATTCAGCCACGAGCCACTCAGCAGTAACCCCATGCTACCTCCGTCTCTGCTTTGCGCGATCCATCTCTTTCTCTTCTAATTCAGCCTTCACCTCGTAATAACCAGCGAAATGAACAAGCTCCGCATCTGTTAGTTCAGTGCGAAGCCGGCTCACAGTCATGCCAAGTTCGCAAGCCAAGAAAAACTCAAAATAAGCCCACTTGTCTTGCCTTAGTCGTTTTTTACTTCATCTAAAACCGCTTCCTCACCAATGCCGAAGAGAAACAACTCAATATCGTTGAGCACAGACTCTGGCAGTTGCCTTTGCAGCTTTACTGCATCTGCTGCGGCGAAAGCTTTTGCGCCATCCTCCAACTCAGCCATCTGGCAAAGCATTTGGGTGCTAATCGTCAACGCATCCTCAGTGCCTGCGAGGCTTTGAGCTTTTTTGCGATCAGCACGTGTGATTGGCTTAAAGTACAGGTCGACAATCTTGTCGCCTGCCTCGTTTTTTAGTTCGTACTTACGACGCTGGTTGAGATCAAACGCCCCAACCAGCAAGTCAACCGTCCGTTCAGTAGCGGGCATTTAAGCAACACATTTGCCGCTTAAATATAGCCTCCTTACTGCAGGTTGGAAGTGATAGTGCCGCTGGTGATAAAGCTGCAGCTAACAGTCACA